CATTTAAGGAGGGGTGCTATGAAAGACTTTATTGACATAATGAAAGCCACACACAGATTTCACAAAAGTAGTTGGCACAGTACGAATAGTGTATATACATTCTCAAACGGAAGTTACATCGAATTCTTCTCAGTTGAGGATGATAGTAAATTACGTGGTGCTAGAAGAAATTGTCTATATATAAATGAGTGTAACAACATCAACTATGAGGCATACACACAACTAGCAATGAGAACGAGTGGTGACATATATTTGGATTATAACCCAACTAATACTTTTTGGACTGAAGAGGTCCTTAAATCAGATGAGGCGAGTTGTTTAATACTTACCTACCGAGACAATGAAGCACTATCCCAAACCATTATAGATTACTTAGAAGAAAAACGAGTATTAGCAATCACCTCATCATATTGGGAAAATTGGTGTAAGGTGTATTTAGATGGTGAGGTAGGTGCGTTAGAAGGTGTGGTATTCTCAAATTGGACTACGATTAGTAAATTACCTGAGGATGCTAGATTAATCGGTATTGGATTAGATTGGGGTTATAGTGCTGACCCAACAGCAGCAGTGGGTGTATACAAATACAATGATGAAATAATATTGGATGAAATCATTTATCAAAAAGGATTAAGTAATTCTGATATCGCTAAGTTACTTAGTAATTATAAAGGTGTTGAGATATATGCTGATAGTGCTGAACCGAAATCTATAGCTGAATTAAAAGGATATGGATTAAGAGTGTTACCAGCTAAGAAGGGACCTGACAGTATTAAATTTGGTATTAGTCTATTACAGGACCAAAGTATATTGGTTACGTCACACTCAACTAATATGATTACTGAGTTAACTAAGTACTTATGGAAAAAAGATAAGGATGGTAATGCTACTAACACACCAATTGATATCTATAATCATATGATTGACGCGACCAGATATTTGGCCATGATGAAATTAAAAAATAGAACAAGTGGTAAACGAATGTTTAAGATACTATAAAAAAACCTACTCATTATAGCAGAGTAATATAAAACGATTAGATTAAAAAAATATTAATAAGAAAAAACGATGAAGAAAATTGAACTAAATATCGATGAAGAAATAAAAGAATTTAACCTACCTGAAAAATGGGAAGAGGTTAGTGTTGGTAAAGCACAAAAATTATACGCAGTTACAGAAACAAACCCGATATTAAAAATTATTGAGATTGTTAGTATTTTAACTGATATAGATGTTGACACACTAATGTTGATGGACCAGAGTGAGTTCATGAGGTTATCTGAACAAATACAATTTACCTCAACGGAAGTTAAGGGTGAATTAAAAGATAGTGTTATGGTTGATAATGTAGAATACTTTTTAAAGAAAGACTTTGAAACATTAACATTGGGTGAGGTAATTAGTATCGACACCATCATGGAACAATGTGATAACGATTTAAGTAAGGCGATGACCAAACTATTATGTGTCTTCCTTAAAAGAAAAAAGGAGAATGGTAAACTTGAAGCGTTCCACAACGACCATATGGACCGAGAAAAAGAGTTTAGTAATATTCCAATTACAGATATTAATGACATATTCTTTTTTTTTTCAGGTGGAGAAAATTTATAATGGAACAATATAGTGGCCTATTTAAAACCAAAAAGAAAGGAAAAGATAAACCAAGTAGATATGATGATTTTGGTGGTCAACAGCTAGATGATAGGTACAAATGGTTAGCGTACATTGAAATCTTTATCGAGAAATTAAACTTGAAAGAAACCGAGGTTTACGTGATGAATTATATTCACACATTAAACTGGTTAGGTTACTGGAAGAATAAAAATGACGTTAAGTCAGCTAAAGAAAAAAATAGTTTATGAGTAGTAAAATAATAACAATTAACGAGACCGTAAAATTAATGGAATTGTTTTCAAGTAGACATAATATGTTAAATGATTTTGGGTTTGGAAACACATGGGATATTGGTACAAGTAGACAGATGGAATTTCCTTATATGTGGGCAACCATTCAACCATCCAACATTGAACTAAATAATAACAAGTCACAAATACCAGCAATGAATTACACAATTATATTCGCTGATAAAATAAATGACAATGAAAATCCCAATGACATAAACGGTGAGGGTAGTAACAATGGGCAAGAGATTATCTCAGATACATTTCAATACGCACAGGACTTTGTACAATACGTTTTAACAACATGGGGACAATTTGGTTTAATGATACTTGACTCACCAACCATAACTCCAATATTTGATGACACAACTGATAAGGTTAATGGATGGGCGTTAGACGTTACATTTAGATTAAAACATTATAACTGTGTATTACCAATATAAATTATGTTTAAAATTAATAACAAAAAACTTTTAAAGAAACTTGGTGAAGACTACGTTGAAACGTTGAGGTATTTTTTACGTAAAAGTGGAAAAGAGGCGACTGGAAAATTATATAAAACATTAGACACCAGGGTAAAAAAACAAAACAGCCAACTAAAGATATTTATTGAAAGTGAAAAGTATTTAAAATATGTTGACCAGGGGAGAAAGAAAGGTACCTATGCACCAGTTAAGGCGATTAGTGATTGGGTAAGGGTAAAAAACATTACATTCCCAAACGCAGTGTATTTAATTAATAGAAAGATATTTAAGGAAGGTATTAAACCAACCAACGTTATTCGTGACACAACTAAACTATGGAGAGTAAACCAAACGTTTAAAAGAGAGTATGAGGAGATAATGGCTAAGGATATGGAAGAAATATTATCATTTAGTATGGATGAATTAGCATCAGATAAACCAACCAAATCAAGGTTAGGTAAAATCTTTGAAACAATAAAAAACTATTTTAGTTAAATTATATATATAAATAAAAAATGGGAATTACAGGAATTACAACACCAAATGAATATATGCACGGGTATTCAGCTATACCACTTAGTTTAGTTGATACAAACGCAACACAAGTGGCTGGTTATGAATACGTGGTAAGTGTTATAGAAGATAATCCATTTACGGTTACATCCACAGAACTATTTAATTTAGGTAGTAACATATATACACAAGTAAATTTTTCAACTGAACACGATTTTGATATTGGTAACACGGTATTATATCGAGAATCATTTACAGTAAATGCAGATGTGTATAATATTGTTGTGGCTAGACCATCTTTAACATCTATTGTATTAGATATTAATTGGGATGGTAACTCAACGAATGGTTATACCTACTCAAAAATATTAGGTAACTATGATTTCCTACCAAATTTAAAGGGTCAATCTAAAAAAGATTTTGGGAATACACTAAAAAATTATGTAACCCAAAATTTGGATGATAGTAACGATATATTCGCTGGACCAAATACACATAAGAAAATTTTATTACAAACGGGATATAAGGCGAGTGGTGGTTTAATTCCATTTAGTGACAATTACTTTTCAGCTGGTAACGTTGGGTTTGTTGTGACACCGAGTGGTTTGTTAGATAACGTAATTCAGATTGGTGACACTATTGGAGTACAACAAAATTTAGTGGGTATACCTTACACAAATTGTTTTACTTATGATGGGTCAAATTTATCATCACCAGTTGTCGGTATTTATGTGGCTTATACTTTAGCAACATCTGACGCTATTACATGGTTTAATGATAGACCAGCAAGTTCATACGTAATTAATGTTAATGGACAAGTTACATACCCCCAATTTAATGGCACAACTACCATTGTAGAAGCGTTCTCATCAACAGTGATACTTACCCTTAAATCAGCTGGTTCAGTTCCTGTGGACACATATACAGGTGAAAGTGGAATATTATACACAACACTAACACCGAGTTACAATACAAACGCTTTAGTAACAGCAATCGATAGTTCAAGTGTACCTGGTTCAGATATTGTTATAACTGACATTGAATGGGAAAAGAGTACACCAGCAATAACAGGTACATTAACACCATCAGTAGGGGCATCAACCCAATATGTTACATACAGAGACCAACCAATATACCCTGTTAATATTTATAACGCATATGTGAACAACTTAAATTATAGTCTTGATGCTATGAATGATTACATAGTGGCAACAACAGGAACAACAGGTGGGTTCTCAACAATCTTATCAACAACTGAAAGAAATAGAATTGAATATTCAACTAAGTCTTGGTTATTAACACACAATAAATTTACCAATGGTATTGATGGTGTACAATTTAAATGGTATAACACAGCTGGTTCTAACATAGGTACAACAAACTTATTTAATAACTCAGAAGACCAAGATGATTTCTATGTACCAATTGGAATAGACCAATTAATTAGTTCAACTGAAAAGGTGGAAAGTGTGTCATTAGCTAGTATTAAAAATAATATCGATTATTACACCGTAACACCAGCATATAACACAGGTACTATCTTTGGTACAACATTAGTCCCAACACCTATTACAATGGAGGTGAGTGACGATTGTTCATCATATGAGTTGTTACATTTAATGTGGAAAGATGCCAAGGGTTCATGGTTGTCATATCCATTCAAATACATTCACACGGATTCACGTGAGGTAAGTCGTTCACAATTTTATAAGAATGATGCCAATT